TGTTACTCATAACTTCCTGCCTGTTCATACCATGTCTGTGGAGGTGGCAATATGATAAATGAAATTAAAACAATCGTTCAGAATTACCTTAACAATGTTAAACTGTGCAGCTTTTTAATAGGCACAGTAACAGATGAGGGTATTAAGATAAGTGATAAACTGACTATACCGTTGGATCTGATTGTCGGCAACCTGAAAGGTTCTTTGGTGATTGACCATAAAGTGCGACTACTACGTAACCATGGCGGTCAGCAATTCTACATACTGGAGGTGATTTCTGAATGATTCCCGAAAGCATAATAACAACTGATTTGATAACAGAGAAAAGGGAAGAACCATCCAAAACATACAAGATGACAGAATCTAAACTCCAAGGGTTCATAGATGAATTAAAAGCATTACAGCAAGCTATATATAAGGTACTCAGTACAGAGAAATACGAGTATCAGATATATAGCTTTTATTATGGAATCGAACTCGAAAGCCTAATAGGCAAAGACAGAGACTATGTAAAAATTGAATTGAAACGAAGAGTCCGGGAGTGTCTACTTCAGGATGAAAGAATTGTGAGTGTTGAAAATTTCCAATTCAGAGAAAAAGGAGATACTTTACTTTGTACCTTTGAAGTTCAGAGCATACATGGAATTCTAAATATTTCACAGGAGGTGAGTGTCTGATGTTTGAAAATATGACTTATGAAAATATATTAAACGATATGTTAAGCAGAGTAACAAACGATGTGGATAAAAGAGAAGGCAGTATAATTTATGATGCTCTGGCTCCTGCAGCATCCCAACTGGCACAGACTTATTTTAATCTAAATAACTTCATTGACCTTGTATCAGGCGACACGGCTGTCGGCATATATCTTGATCGTGTAGTAGCTGATTATGGGCTTGCAAGAAAGCCGGCAACAAAAGCGGTCAGAACAGTGATAACAACAGGAGCTATTCCTATAGGCAGCAGATGGGGGTTAAATGATACATCATATAAGATTACTGATATTGCATCTACAAATGTGTATAAAGCTGTTTGCGAGCAATATGGAGAGATAGGTAATACATACAATGGTGTACTTGAAAACATTGATAACATCTCCGGAATTACAGCAACATTGACGGACATCATAACCTCCGGGCAGAATACAGAAACAGACGATAATTTAAGAGCAAGGTTTTATGCATATCTGCAAAGACCGTCCACGAGTGGTACTGCATGCTTTTAACTACAGAGAGTGGGCGATGCAGGTTCCTGGTGTTGGCAATGCAAAGGTATTTCCTTTATGGAACGGTAATGGTACAGTAAAGATAATTGTTGTAAACAGCGAAATGGAAATTGATGATACTTTGGAAGAACCTGTACATGCATATATCGAAACAGTAAGACCTATAGGTGCGCAGGTAACAGTAGACAGTCCGGACGGCAAAACAATCGATATAGCGGCTAATATTGTACCAGACGGAACAGTTTTATATGACAGCATAGTAAGTTCATTTACTGAAGCTGTTGCAGCTTATTTAAAAGATCTGGTGTTTGAAACATACAGCGTGAGCTATGCAAGAATAGGGAGTTTGCTTTTATCAGTGCCAGGAGTTGCTGATTACAACAGTATGCAATTAAACGGAGGAACATCAAATATATCGATTGCTGAAATGGAAATGCCTATTCTTGGCTCAATTACATTAACGGAGGTAAGCTAATGGATTTGATGAATTTATTGCCTCCGGTGTATGACAAGAATGACACTATGAAAGAGCTGCAGGGGATACTAAGCAATAAAATAAATAATCTTACATCCAATTTTGACAAGACGATAGATCAATGCTTTGTAAGTACAGCTACAGATTTATTAAGTAGGTATGAAAAAGTATATGGATTGACTGTTGATGTAACAAAATCAAATGAGTTTAGACGTGAGAGGATTAAAGCAAGGGCTAAGGGAGTAGGTACTGTAACAAAACAGATGCTTGAGGACGTAGCTGCCTCTTACAGCAATGGAGAGGTAGAAGTAATTGAAAACTATGAAGACTATAGTTTTGTAGTCAAGTTTGTAGGTGTAAAGGGTATTCCTGCCAATATGGCGGATTTGATATTGACAATCGAAGAAATTAAGCCGGCGCATCTTAATTTTACTTTTGAGTATACCTACAACACATGGAATGACATAAAGCACATGACATGGAATGAAGCAAGTGCACACACATGGGACCAATTAAGAGTGAGGTGATAAAATGGCAGATTATGCTCCAAAGTACGATTTAGAAAAACAAGCGGGCAATGACAATGTAAACATCGAGGGTATTAATAATAACTTTG